AGGCATAAATTATGAGTTCAATCGATAAAAACTCAGCCCAGGAAGTTCTTAAGCAGGTACCGCAAGCTTTGCGGTCGCTCGCTGAGGAAAACACGAAGCTTGCTTCTACTCTTGAGGAGTATCGTAAGCGGGAAGAGGCAGAAGAGATTGTATCCATGATGGATGCTCGTGGTTTCTCTGATCGTTCAGTTCCTTTGAAGCAGAAGGTGGCAGCATTGCTGGCTTCTAAAAAGGATTTGAACGTGGTCAAAGAGGCACTAGCTCTATCCCCACCCGATCTGTCCTTTGCGTCAATCTCCGATATGCCGGAGGGTAATGATGCTGTGAGTGCTTTCGAGAATTTTCTTCTCGGAAGTAATGATTAAAACGTTAACTAAGGAGAGTAAAAATGGCTGCTAATCAGGCCTTTAGTGCTGCCCGACGGAGAAACGTTAGCCCGGTTTCGTCTACTTTGAGTGTTCAAACACGAGATGTCGATTGTTCCGGACTTGCGGCTTCCCCTGAGGATGGCGAGTTTGTAACCCAGCAAGGAACGAATCCAAGTGATGCCAATAATGTGTATCACGGGGCCGCCCTTACTAATGTAACTGTAGATCATGATGTTGCATCATCACTCACGATGGTGTGGGGTTCCGCACAGAGTTCTGATCGTCAAGCCTTGGGTGATACCCGAGTTGCGACATTGGCGCATGGTGGAATTGATATTGATTGTGCTATCTACATTGCACCTGATGATACCAAGGCATTGAACCACGCCGACAATTTTCCTGTTGGTGCTCTGGTATCGGTTGCTGTGAATGCGAGTGATTCGGTTGAGGGAGCTATCACGCGATTGCTTCTTAATCCCATGGCCAACCAGACATGTGGTTGGGCTGTTGGATATGTAACCCGTAGCCCTTCCCAAAACCCCGCCGCAGACCGCGCCATCGGTGTCTATCTTTATGATAAACCTCAGTGGATTGCCAAGAGCGCTTAAGGAGGATTGATATGTCTAGTGTTCCTAGTGATGTCCTCAATGAGCTGTTTGTTAGCAAGCTCGATACTGAGGCTGGAAAAGAAAAGATTGCTGCTCTCGGCGGTGATTTCATTAAAGACCGTCTTCGTGAGGAGAGCTTTGCCCGCAAAGTTCTTCCCCCTAAGACCGTAAGCCGTTCTGACCTTCAGGTCAGCGTCAATCACGACACGCTCGTGAAAGTCGTTGAAGTGGAGCCTCAGAGCCGTGCCATGAGCATGTCCTTCCGGGGACAGCCCACGGTTCGTTACTACACTGGTCCTCGCTTTGAAGTGCCGTTTCATACGGTTGGTTCTGAGCGATTCGAGCAGACTGAGCAGGAGCTTATGGCCTACGTGATGCCCATCACGGAGATCATTAAGCGTAATATTGTCACCGATATCCAAGAGATTGAGGACCGCGTGTTCTTGACCCACATGGAGTCGGCTTGTCAGTCTCTTCAACGAGATGCACAAAGTCTTGGTTTTACCGCCAAGTTTGGAGATGACGAAGCATTTTCGGCAAAGAATGTGAATGGAGGCGTTGCTGAGATTGGCAAGGTCAAGAGTATTGATACTCTTGCGGCTGAAGCACTCGCTTCTCTTGGTAGTGCTGCTCTGGGTTGTGATGACACAAGAATCAACCCTGTTCAGAAGGATGACTTGATCAAGTTGTTCCAGACGTTCACGGGGTCTGGTGGACGTGGTTCGCGGCTTCGCTGTGACCAGTTCCTTATTACTGACACTGACTTTGAGGACTTGAATGCTTGGACTCAAACTGATGTTGGTGACAAGCTCAGCGGTGAGTCTACTGTTGATGGGTACAAGTACAAGACCGTTGTTGGTCGTAAGTTTGTACGTACCCTGAAGACAGACATTCTCCGTCCTGGTAATGTCTATGCCTTCACCGCTCCGGAATATCTGGGTGGATTCCTTATCCTCAACAAGACGAAGTTCTTCGCTGACAAGCAGCGTAACCGAATCTCGTTTGAGGCATGGGAAGATGTCGGCATGTATGTTGGTAATGTCGCTGGTGTTCGTAAGCTTGAGCTTTATGCTGGGGCTGTCGAGACCACTGGCGCTGCTAGTGATAACCCCCTTACACGGGCTGCACGTCTCCCGGTGGCTGAGGCCTCCATGGGTGCTCGTAACAATCTGGTTACTGAAGGTCAGACCTTCCCAGGTGTTTCGCAGTTCTAAGTTGTTTTTAAGTGGGCACCCTCTGGATTTTCTGGGGGGTGCTTTACTTATTTTTTCGAATCCGGTGTCTAGGAGGATAGAGCGATGCCATTTAGAGTAGAAAATATTGCCTATTCGCGCAGAGGCCAGGATGGCCTTAGTCGAAGACTTAGTGGCCCTCTTAAAAAACTCTCTTCTCGTTTGAGAATCGGCGGACAAAGAATCCCTGTCGGGAAGCCGGTCACCATTAGTGACGAGGTCTACGCCGCTGAAAAATCTAAAATCGATGGGTATGCGGCTGGTGGATTAATCAGTCTTAAAATGACTGTTGAAGCTCCAAAAGTAGAGCCACCAAAGCCAAAACGAAGAACCCGAGGTAAGGCTAAGCCTAAGCCTAAGGTGGTAGAGCCAGTACAAGAAGTCGCCCCTCCGGTTATTTCCCCTGCTCCGCCAGTTGTCCAAGAGGCACCCGAAGCACCTGTTGAGAAAGAGGCCAAGGAGTCCAGACTCTTTCGTAGACTACGTAAGAAGAGTGAATAATGGATATCTCGGGCGAGAAGGTGTTTATCCGATGTGAGAAGCAGTTTCTCATGCTTCATGGGAAGGCTCTTTCTCCTGGGGATGTCATGGAGATTCCCAAGGAGACCCTTAAGGAAATCCGACATCTCATATTGGATAGGGTGGTAACGGTCCATTCCCGGAATCCTGATGCTGTTAGAACAGCCAGAGAAGATGCTCTCAAGGTGGCCAGAGAAGAGAGGCTCAATCCCCCACCGAAACCCTCCGTCATTGACTACAAGGGTCTCAAAAAAGCAGAGCTTCTTGCGATGGCGAAGGAAAACGGCATCTCTGTTAAGAGCAATGAAAACAAGGCATCTATCATAGAGAAGTTGTCTCAAGGGGGTTAAGAGATGGCCAACGACCCACAAAATCCAAATAGTAATGCTTTGGGTCCGGAGGCTTCTGTTAATCAGGGTTTACCTAAGGAGCTTGTCAATTCGATCTCCCTAATTCGGGCCAAGCTTAGAGATTTCCCAGAACTTAATAGACTGATCGAAGGCAGGGAGACCTCTGATAGAGAGATTGCGTTTGCGATAATGGAGTGTATTGACGATTTTAATATGACTCCTCCTCTATTAGGTACTTTTACTTTAGGGAACTTTCCTTCAATATCACTACTAATAAATGGGTCTATTATTAATATCATTACTTCTGTTGGATTGCTCCAGACCCGAAACCATATGTCTTACTCAGATGGTCAAGGTGTTCAGGTGAGTGTTTCAGACAAAGGTCCTCAATTGATGAATTGGATGAACCTGTTCACTCAGAGTTACGAACAGAAGAAGTTCCGCTTGAAGCAGGCCATTAATCTCGGAGGTGCTCTGAATGGTTCGGGCGTTCCATCTGAGTACGCATATATCAATGGCCTTTTTTCAGACCTGGACTCATAGGAGAGATAGATGCCGACTATTAAGAATAAGCGAGCAGAGGTTTTAACGTTTAGTGTCATTGCCGGGAGCGGAAACGAGACAATCGTTATCCCCGGCTCTGGAGACTACACCCACTTTTCGATCAGTATCCCCACCCTGGCCAATCAAACGGTTACACTTACCGGGGGCGGTGGAGCGACTGACATTGGTGGAAGCGCTTCGGGGAAACTTCCATTAGTGTGGACGGGAGTAGACAATGGGGGCAGCTCCTCAGTTACCATGACCAATGGCCGGGTCAATATGTTTACGACCTCGACCATTCTTCCCGGCGACCTGGCAATTACGGTGACTAACGGTAGTGGAAGTTCGACAGCCTCTGGGTTTACTATTACTGCCATGATGTCCCATTCCAGTTACGCCGCTAGTTTGTAGGAGTGTTTGATGGACCCGTTTGAGAAGCTACTAAAGCAAGAAACAGATACAGACGAGAAACACTCTGCTGCCGCAGATTTCTTCGTAGGGTTGAAAACAGCCGCTCCTTTGAAGATTAAGCACCAGAAGCGGAGTAAGCCTACCTCAGTTTCTACTATCTCTCGTGATAAGATAAGAAAACTTCTTGAGCTTCGTGGGTCGGGTATTAAGCCAACGGTTGTAAAGGTTAAGCCCGTAGGTAAGTCGGTAGGCGCTCTTCCGGGGCAAGCTTCAACTCCTGTGGGTCGCTTAACCAAATCTGTTAAGCCCATGCGACAGAAGAAGATACCGGAAACGAAGATAAAGAAGATTCCGGGACTAAAAAAGAAGGCTAGCCCAGAGGTCTCTGGGGATGCACCCATCATGGAGAAGGAGGCCGTCTTTCCCATTACTGCCGCTATCAGAGCTGGAAGAGCCGCTTTTTCTGGGGCTGGTAGGGTTGGAGCACGTGCTGGTGCGGCGGGTGCTGGAGCTAAAGAAGCCTTGAAGCCGGACATAAGCAGGTCTGGCCTCATTCTTGATGCGTTGAAACGAAGAGTAGCGAAGTCCACCCCCGGCCTCTCCAGGTTGGGGAAGTCCGTTGGTAAGAAATATCGGGGAGCCAAGACGAAGTACCAGAACTTTATGGACCCCAATCTCGCCAGGGCAAGGAAAAATTCGCAGTCATTTGTAGATGATTATGTGGCGGCTGCTGGCCCCAAACCGACTAAACCAGGACCTGAACTGGATGAGTGGGTGAAGGGGTATGGCCGGGCGACTAAGAGAAAATCTGATTATATGGTCGGATTTAATAAGACTCGACAAGCGAGTGACGTCACAGGGTTCAAGTCTACTGGTCGTGAGATCTATGGTGCTATTAAAGGCCCTGGAGGTAAGATTTCTCCCTCCAGTGTTTACTCCGGACTTGAGGGTCTCGGATTGACCTCGCCCGAAGCGGCCATGGGAATGGGTGCTGCTGCTTACGGAGGCTTAAAGGCTTCTAAGGCAGCCAGGGATGCGGCTAAAGCGCATAACCAGATGATGATGATCGGTGGTGGTGCTGCTGGAGTTGGCGCGCTTGCCCTGTTGAAGAGCAAAAATCGGAGACAACAATCTATACCAGTACACATGGTTAGATAGGGGCTAGTTATGAACGCATTAGAGAAATACGCAGCTAAGAACATTCTCCTGCGGGGTCTGAAAAAGGCGAAGGTGTTCGGTAAGAAGGTCCGGGGTGACTATTCTTATGAAACGGGGAGAAAATTTACAAAATCCGTACACGACACCGTTTACAGAGGAGGGTCATTAGATGACCTAGAGAAGGCCAGGTCTTCTTACCATAGGGCAAGGGTAAGTGAAAATAAAGCCAAGAAACAACTCGGTAAGGGGCTTGCTGGCTTGGCTGGTCTCGCTGCTCTAGGTGTTGGGGCCAAGGTTGTTGGCAGGAGAGGGACTCAATCTTCCATTAAACGGCTTAGTCAATTTGCAAAGAAGAACAAGCGAGGTCTAGCCATTGGCGGAGGTGCTGCTGGAATTGGGACGCTCGCGCTTCTTAAAAATAGAAAATAGAGATAACAATCTATACCAACATATATGGTTAGATAGGGACTAGTTATGAATGCATTAGAGAAATACGCAGCTAAGGCAAAACTTACAGCAAGACTCGCGGGGCTTCTTTCGAAAGCCAAGGGGACTGCCGGAAGTATGGCCTCTAAGACGAAACAATATGGCCGTACTGTTAGAGGTAAGAACATAACAGAAGCACAAGCCAGACTAGAAAAGGCACAAAAGGCCCAAGCGCGGACTGCCGCAGGTGAGCCTAAGTTTGGTGGCAAAGGTAGTCGTAGAACCAAGAAGCGAAGAGCTAAAGTCTATGAGGCGCATGTAGGGAAGGCTAGTGGTCGAGTTAAAGATGTGGGGAAAGCCACTAAGGGTGTTGGTAGTGCAACAAAAGCCACCGCTAAAGCTCGTAAGCAGGTTGGTGCTGGATTTGCTGGTTTAGCCGGTCTCGGTGCTTTGGGCCTTGGCGCAAGAGCCATCGGAAAACGCTCTGCGTCTAAACAAGCTATCAAGGGCACCCAGTCTGCCGTTGAGCGGCTCGGTCAGTTCGCGAAGAAGAACAAGCGGGAGCTAGCTATTGGTGGCGGTGCTGCTGGTGGTGCAGCGGTTCTCGGTTCAATCTTAAAAAGTAAGTAGAAGTAATTGTTAGATGTCACTAACATACGGGTTAGGAGCTTCGATCTTGGTTACCTAGATATCTACTGGGATATTGAGCCTAGTTTCGAAGATATTACTAATTATGAATTTGTTGTCGAGAAATCTGACAACGAGTTCGGCCCGTATCATGACCTAACAGTTCCTTTTGTTAATCTATTCCATGTCCGAGATAATACCGTTCGAGGGCAGAAGAATTATTACAACAAGATTTATTACCGTATCCGAGTCCAAAAGCGCGGTGGCTCGGAACAAAGTACTTTTCCTGAGGTTGGTGGGGCAAAGCTGGCAGCTATGCCAGACCTCGCCGCCCTGGAGATGGCAAGACTAAACAACCTCAAGCTCAAAGAGTTCTCTGGCCGGAAGGTCTGGGTATTCCCCAAGAAGAAGTCTGGGCAGCGGTGTGGTCTCTGTTATGATCAGGTCGCACAGCGTCGTGTTCGTTCTAACTGCGCTACATGCTATGACACTAGCTGGGTTGGGGGGTATAATTCTCCCGTACAGAGTTATGGAATGATTGTATCTCCGAATGAGCAGACCATTCATGCGAATTTCGGGGACGTACAGAACGAGAATACGACGATGTTGCTTGGTAACTATCCAGAGATTTCGGAAGGCGATTTAATTATCGAGGCCGAAAATATCCGCTGGAGAGTTGCTTCTTCTATCGCCAAGGTAAAGAAATCCAGGGCACTCATTCGACAGCAGGCAGCTATTCATAGAGTGCCTACTGGGGACATTGAGTACAGCATCCCTCTTAATCTGACTGACGACCAGGTACGAGATTTGATTGCTTCCCCGGAGAGGAACTATACCAACCCCCAGACGATAGAGGGTTCTAAGCTCTCTAACGCTCTCAATAATGTCTTCGGCAAAGGCGTGGTAGCGCTATGACTTCCGCTGCGAGTCCTCTGCACCCAGACCCGAGCCCATTTACAGTCCCTGATGATGCTATTCATCAGGCGACCCGTGCTTGGCTCATCTGGTTACAGGGGCTTTTCAGGACACGGCCAAGTGGTCATCACCGGTGGAATCCTAATATGGATGAGACCGAGATTGTGATTACTGACCAGAATCCCGACAATGTGGAGAAGACGAATACCCGACCGATTATCGCAACAGCGAGAGGACCTGCTACTTGGGCTGGGACATCTATGGGCCAGTCTATTTTGCATGACCTTGCATCACCTAGAACTACGTATACCGACCTCATAGGAACATCTATGACCCTGAGCATTATTGCTCGTGAGGGTCTGGAAGCCCAAAATATAGCGTACTTCATCTTCAGGATGATACCTGTCTTTAAGGACTCCATCATGAGGTTAGGCGGTATTCACGCTATTAATAACAATGTAACTTTGACGCAGGAAAATCAGCAGGGGGCTGTTGTTCCCGGCTCGTCTTCACCTGAGTGGAAGATGATTCAAGTAATTATCCCATTTTATATTCAGGATGTAGTTACCGCTGATGAGAAGGACTTCTACTCTTTGATGCGAACTGTTAATCTACATATGGGTTTGGAATAAAGAGCCCCAACAGGAGTGACAAATATGGCAACGCTTCCACGTCCAGGCGTAGAAATTTCGCAAGAAGTTATCGTACAATCGCCGACAGTT